AAATAAGAAAACAATATGGTGAAATATATACACCTTTCAGTTTGATAGAAAAAATGTTTGACAATATACCAAAAAAATTTTTTTGTGATCCAAATTTAAAATGGTTAGATATAGGAGCTGGTTCAGGATATTTCTCAATATTTTTATTTGATAAATTATATAATAATTTGAAAGACAAAATAGAAGACGATAATGAGCGTAGAAAACATATAATAGAAAAGATGTTATATATGGTAGATATAAGAGAAGAAAATATTTTAAAATTAAAAACTACTTTTGGAAATAATTGTAATGCATTTTTTTGTGATTTTCTCTCAACAAATATTCCAATAACCTTTGATTTTATTATAGGAAATCCCCCATACAATAATAATGGTATAAAAAAAGTTCCAACAAATAATAAAATAAAAAAAACAAAAGATGGTAATACATTATGGTTTTCATTTATAAAAAAAAGTATTTCATTATTGAAAAAAAATGGCAAACTTAGTGTAATAATACCTTCAATATGGATGAAACCAGATAAAGCACGAAGTTACCACTACCTAACTCAATATAAAATAGAGAAAGTACATTGTTTTACAAATACAGAAACAAATAAAATTTTTAACAAAATGGCTCAAACACCAACATGTTATTTTTTGTTAACAAAAACATCATCAAATGGAATTATAACACTATATGACAAAATAAGCAATGATTACGTACCATATGAATTAAAATCGGAAATACCAATACCACTTATGGGACAAAGTATAATTAATAAAATATTAACTCATACAGAAAAAGTAGGATGTTTAAAAGTATTCAAAACAAATTTACCAAGTAAAACATCAAAAATATCAAATATACAAAATGACAGTTATCCATATGAAAATATTCATACATGTTTATTAAAAAATAGTGAACCAGAATTATCAATTAAATATAGTAACAAACCACAATGTTATCACAATGTGCAAAAATTAGTTATGGCTCATAAAATGTATGGATTTCCATATTTAGACACAAGTGGTAATTATGGAATATCTAATAGAGATAATTATGTAATTATTGATAAAAGTTATAATGATTTAATTAAAATAAAAGAATTTTTATCAACAGAATTTGCATTATATTTATTTGAAACAACTCGTTATAGAATGATGTATTTGGAAAAATATATTTTTGAATTACTACCAGATATAACAAAACTCGAAGACTTTCCAAGTATAATAACAAATCAAACAATTATGGATTACTTTAATTTAACACCAGAAGAACAAAATACAATACAAACTTACTACAAAAAAAAGTATAAGTTTTTCAAATAAAATTGAAATATTTTTATTTTTTTTTGAATTAAAATAAAAATATATAATTAATAAAATGATAAGAAATTTTACAAAAGTTTTTACAAATAATAAATTAAACACAAGAACTATTACACAAAGCCGTGTAAATGTAAACATAAATAATATTAATAAAATTGTAGCAGTATCAAATAGCAATATCAATAATAATGAAAATAAAGTACATGAAAATAAAGTACATGAAAATAAAGTACATGAAAATAAAGTACATGAAAATAAAGTACATGAAAATAAAGTACATGAAAATAAAGTACATGAAATTAAATCATATGAAAATAAATTACATGAAAATCAAAATATGAATTTTAATTCACACTTCAATAAGAAAATATCATTTAAAATTCGAGAATTTTACAATAAACTATTCAATAATAGAACAATGTATTGCGAATTCTGCAAAGGAAAAGGATTCATAAATTGTAGTTGTGAATACGGATGTATTAGATGTAGATACGATAAAATTTATGAATGTCCATATTGTGATGGTGATGGATCAAGTAAATACGGTTATAATTATAATAGAGAAAAATAAGATATATTAAAATAAAGATAATATAAACAATATTTATAACTTTCAAACAACAATTTATGAATATTTTTTCTATTGAAGAGAGAAAAAGACAAAGAAAAAAAATAGTAAATTATATTTCAAGAAAAATACATAATAATTTAAATTATCCACAAGAAAAAATAGGTGCAATATTAAAGAGTTTTCATATAATTGGTCATTTTTATCTTATGATACTTTGTCTATTTTTTTCGTATAAATTTGCAATATATTGTTTAGTATTTCAATTAGCAGTAGGAATATTATATATATATTTTTCTGGTTGTTTATTAACTGTTATAGAATACAAATTGACAAATAATTTTGATTTGAATATAACAGATCCTTATTTGAATATTCTTAATATTCCTATTAATAATATAAATAGAAGAAATATAACATACAAAGCAATTCTTTTTTTTATTTTATATTATATTGTTATAGCTTATTTAAAATATTCAAGTACTTAAATTATTTAAATATTTATTGTGTATATAATTTAAAATGAATAGGTTATTTCATTTATTTGCTCTATGTGCTGTTTTTACACCCATCAATGCTTTACGCATGAACATTGATAAATGTAAAGTATGTTATTCTGTTACTGATACAGTAAAGTATTATCATACAGAGATAGAACACGATGTATCAACATTTGTTACCAAACGAATTTGTAAAAATAATAACGACTGTGAATATTTTGTAGATTTCGTAATTTCAGAACTAATTTCAGAATTATCAAATCGAAATATTTGTGATAAATTAAATTTATGTGATGTATATCGTGGTAATCACGAAGAAGAATGTGACACTATAGTAGATACTATAATGGAACAAAAAATTATAGTAGAAAAATTAGATAACATATGTGGATTTGATTGTTCAGAAGATATTGGAAAAATAATAAAAAATGTGGTGTGTAAAAATATTATGAATTAACAAATTATTTACAAAATTGAAAATTAAAATGAATTAATAGAGAGATTAAAGAACAAAAAAATTGTATGTATACATTGGCATGCACAAGATTTAATGATTATACTTTCAATGAAAATGAAAGATGGCGAATTAATAATAATATGAAAGGATGTATTTACAATGCACCAATAAGAATGAATCCAAATATTCCATTAGAAACAGACGTATTTGTTTTGGAAATGAATAACACAACTAATAAAGTAGAAGGTATTGGATATATTAAAAATTACATACACACAGACAAATATTATAATATTTATGATGATAAAAATTATAATAGATTTACTTACAAAGGAAGATACAGATTAAATAGAAATAAATTAGATAATTATGAAGAAAAAATTATTCAAATATTGGATATTTTGTTGTTTAAAGGAAGTAAACATGTAAAACGCGGTCAAGGAATAAGTAAACTTCCACAATGGATATTAAAAAATAAATCATTTAATTTTGTAAACTTTTGTAAAACACTATTTAATAAATATCATAATATTAAAATATAATTTTTGTAGTTTTAATATAATAAAAACATATAAAAATATAATATATAAATTATGAATTCTATTGATACAAATATAGATAATTATAACATAAATGATTTATTACAATTATTAGATTTAGAAGATGATATATCACAATTTTCTATTGAAAATAATAGCAATAAGTTAATTCAAAACTTATATAATGCAAATAAAATAGAATTAGCAGAGTTTGTTAAAAAAGTTAAGGAAAAATTAATAAATATTTTTAATCAGAATAATGAAACAGAACAGGAAGAAACAGATCAGGAAGAAACAGATCAGGAAGAAACAGATCAGGAAGAAACAGATCAAGAAACCGATGAAGAAACAGAACAAGAAGAAGATGAAGAAACAGATGAAGAAATAGAAAATCAAATACAAGATGAAAAATATTACGATATAGGTCTAGATAATAAAGTAGATGGATGGTATGAGAACGAATATTTAAAACAAGATGATAAAAATCAAAATAACAAAATTACTGAAAGAAAAAATAAAGTATCTATTTTTGATAATTCGCATTTACAAATGAAACGTGAAAAGCTAGGTATAAATGAAACATATGACGTACCAGTGAATCAGGGAACAATAAATCCAAATCTAAGAAATATAACAACAAGATTAGTATGTATTGATAGTCAGTTTAGACAGAATATTTTACCATACAAAGAATATGACCCAAATTATTTATCTAGTTCAACAAATTATACATTAGATTTAACAGAAACATTATATAATGTTTTATCCATAAAAATTTTTTCAATACAAATACCAAAAACTTGGTATGTATTTGATGAAAATCTAGCAAATACAAGCTTCTATATAAATAATACAAAAATAGATATTTCGTCCGGAAATTATAGTCAACAAGAATTAGCAAATACATTAGATACCAAATTGACTGCATATTTTACAAGTGTAACATATAATCAAATAAATGGAAAATTACAATTCAATGGTGCACTATCCGATCTGTCAATGATATTTTATGATGAAGGTTTATTTGATGATACGTCACAAGAATTATGCTATACAAAAACAAATATGAAAATAAATCAAAATTTAGGTTGGTATATGGGTTTTAGAATAGAACAGGATGCAAGCGGAGTAGTATATAAAAATGTATCAAGTGGTGCAAGCTTTGAAGCGAATGCACCATTAGATATTTATGGTCCAAAATATTTTACATTAGTTGTGGATGATTTCAATAAAAATCGTTTAAACAAAGGTTTAATAAATATAAATCAAACAGAAACAAAATTAAGTATTCCATCGTACTATAATCGTGATGTAACAACAATAGATGTAAGTTGTAATACAACTACTAAAACAAGAAATACAACAGGAAAACCGGGATTAACACAAGCACAAATATATTCTGTAAATCAAATATTGCAAAATAGACAAAAAACTTTAAATAGAACCGAAGGAACAACAACATCCGATGTATTAAGTTTGATACCATTAAATTTAGATTTATTAAATGACAATAAACCATATGTAGAATTTGGAACATCAATTGCGATGAATGAACGTAAGTATTTTGGTCCAGTAGATATAGAAAGATTGAAGATAAGATTATTAGATGATAAAGGAAATACAGTTAATTTACATGGAAATGACTGGTCATTTAGTTTGACAGTAGAACAATTATATCAATATTAGATATAAGTATTAGATAAAAATATTATTATATTATAAATGTTAAAAATAATATTTTTAATAGGTATATTGTTATTAGTTTTCAAACTTTTTTATACAAAAAAACGTTATTATTCATTACTTCCCACAATAAATATGTATCCAAATAATTATGAAGAAGTAAAAATTCTAAAAAATGAATATGTAGATACCAGAACATTAGATGACGAAGAATTTTTCTTTTTAACCGAAGATTCAGTACCAATTGCTTTCATATCTTACGTAGATGAGGATATAAATGAATTAAATAAAATAGCAATATCACCAATGGTAATTATTCCTATAATGCTATTAAAATTATTTTTCAATCGTGCAAGACCCTGGCAAATAGATAATAATTTAAATGTATTAAGTAAAACAACAGCTAACACACCAGCTTATCCATCAGGACATGCTTTACAAGCATATTATTTGGCAAAAAAATTAGCAGAAAAATATCCACATAAAAAAGAAATTTTAAATGAAGTAGCTGAAAAAGTAGCAATAGCTAGATTACATGGAGGTGTACATTATCCAAGTGATAAAGAATTTGCCAAGAAAGTAGTAGATAAATTATTTTAATATTTAATATTAATCAAATTGTATAAAGAAATTATATTCATTTCTTGATCACAAATATTAGTCATTTGTTCGCTATGATATTTATCTAATTTATTTTTTTGTTTTGTAAAATTACGTTTGATATTAGTAGCCATATTTTTAAATGAACCGATAATTTCCTTACAAGTCAAGTCAATAGAACTTTGACTCAAAATCACTTGAAAAAATTTATAAGCTAATTTGATATTACATAAATTGGATTTAATATTGTGTAAAAAAATAATTGGTTTGTTATTTCTAACCTCAAACTCAAAATCTTCTTTACAACAAATACCACTATGTAGGCTAACAAAAATAGCACATTGAACGTCATTATTTGATGAGTTATCTAAATCTCTATAAAATTTATCAATCTCTGATTTTTGTACATTTTTACTGTAATTTTTATTTTCAATCATCATAGTAATTCCATCATTTTGTAAAATAAAATCACCTCGTCCAGGAATAGTATGTGTATCAGTAATTTCTCCTTTTGGAAATAACAAATTTAATTGTGTATTAATATATTCTTCACCATCATATCCTTTGATTGTTGAATTATTGTTTTTCATAATACTTGCATTTAATTTTTCTTCATAATTATTATGAAGTTTTTCATATTTTTCTTGTAAGATATTATTTTTATTTTCATAAAATTCTTGTAATTCTTTAATACGTTCATATTGTTTTTTATCATAATTTTCATTCATATTATTTATTTTATCATTTAATTCAGAATTAGTTTTATATACACGCTCAATTTCATTTTCATATTTATTCTTTTGTGTTGTTTCTATTTCATGTATAAGTGCTTTTTGTCTTAATTCGCTATTACCAAGATGATCAGAGAATTGTTTTTCAATATCATTAATTTTATTTTTTAAAGAATTATTTTCAAATTCATATTTTTCTTTTATTAATTTGATTTTATTTTCCCATGCTTCATTATCCCATGTATTTATTTGATAAGTACCATTTTCTGTAAAAATTAAACCAAGTTCTATTACTTTTACTTTATCATTATTATTAAGTTCAAAAAAATTTTTTATTCTATCATTTTTTGGTATATATACTTCTAATAAGTCATCTTTCATAATTTATATATTATAAAATAATGTATTTATATTTTGTCATTATATAATATAAATACATTATGATTTATTACTTACAATAAATCATAAAATTATTGTTTGTTATTACTTTAAAATAATATTTCCACGTCAACATTTTTAATATAATTAAAAATTATAATGTGGTCGTACGTCCAATAATTCACCATCTTCAAAATCAATAGTATTCACACCAGTACCAGTAGCACAAATAGGACTTACATCAAACGTATAATCTAATTGACCACTAGCAGGTAATAACCAATTAAACGTTTTTAAATAAAGAGGACGTCTTTGTTTATATCTACTTGAAATACATATATATCCTCCAGATAAGTCTGGTCCTACAAATGCTTCTATACTTTTATTATATATATCGTACTTCCCTATACTAAATTTACTCACTGACACTAGTGTACTATTATTCAATTTAATTTTTCCCCTATTATAAAGAGTATTAATATTAGTAGAAGTTAAATTAGTACTAATATCAAAACGCATTGCTAAACCAATCGTAGGATATGATCTATAATGCAGTTGTATCATACATCTATCATTGGTAGTCAAAGAGACACTAGTTGAACCATTTGGTGTCATATAATCATGACAAATTACATCATAAAGAGTCCAATTATTTGTAATCCCACTAGGTGAGGTAAATGATTGTGCACTAACATCAGTAACTTCAAATACATGATAATTAAGGGGTTCATTAACAGAGAAAATTTTAATATATCCAAAATAATTATCTATTAATTGACTACCTATATTATTACCACAAGCATCAATATTGTTTATTGACATTTTATCAATAAATCTTATTGAGTGACTACCATTCATCCTAAAAAGTCCACTTTGTACATTATCCATGTATGTAGAAGTGTCAAAATCATATTCATATCCAATAATTATATTTGAACTAGCCGAACTTCCTTGTAATCCTTGTGGTCCTGCAGGACCCATAACACCTTGAGCGCCATTAAAACCTTGGGGACCCTGAACACCAATTGGACCAGTAGGTCCTTGTGGACCGATTGCGCCTTGAACACCTTGAGCACCATTACTACCACCTCCACCTCCCGCATTTACAATTATAGTAGTTCCACCTTCACATCCACCTAAACTATTTGCAAACATATAATATATATAAATAGTTTTATAATTGATTTATAACTATCAAATCAAGTGAAAATAAATTTGTATTTTATTATTTGTTATTACTTTGAATAATATTTCTAACATTTTTAAATATAATTAAAAATTATAATGTGGTTCTACGTCCAATAATTCACCGTCTTCAAAATCAATAGTATTCATACCCGCACCAGTAGAATAAATAGCACTTACATCAAACGTATAAGCTAATGTACCAGAACCTGGAAATAACCAATTAGACGTTTTTAAATAAAGAGGACGTCTTTGTTTATATCTACTTGAAATACAGAGATATCCCCCTGATAAGTCTGGTCCTACAAATGCTTGTACACTATCATTATATATATCTTTTCTTCCTATACTAAGTCGAGACACTGTATTTAGTGTACTACTATTCAATTGAATTTTTCCTCTATCATAAGTACCATTTCTACTATTAGGAATAATATTAGTATTACTCTCAAAACGCATTGCTAAACCAATCGTAGGATATGATCTATAATGCAGTTGTATCATACATCTAGTATCAAAAGGTAGAGAGATATTAGTTGAACCATTTGGTGTCATATAATCGTGAAAAATTACATCATAAAGAACCCATCTAGTTGTAATCCCAAAATAAGTTCTGCTTTGAAGACTAGCATTAGTAACTTCAAAGACATAATAATTAAGTGGTTCATCAATAGAAAAAATTTTAATATATCCAAAAGAATTAGCTATTAAATCACTGCTTATATTATTACCACAAGCATCTCTAACGTTTATTATCATTTGATTAATAAATTTTATTAATGTACCACCAAACCTAAAATACGAACCCGATGTACCATTACGCAAAGTAGTATTAGTACTAAATCTATATTCATATTGTCTATATGTATCTCCAATATTTATATTTGAGCTAGCCGAAATCCCTTGTAATCCTTGTTGTAGTCCAGTAGGTCCCATAGGACCTTGAATACTAGAACCTCGAGGACCCTGAACACCAGTAGGACCTAGAGTTCCTTGTGGTCCTTGTGGACCTATAGAACCTTGAGCACCACTACCACCTCCACCACCACCTCCAGCATTTACAATTATAGTAGTTCCATCATGACATTCACCTAAACTATTTCGAAGCATATATGATATATAAATAGTTTTATATATCATATATAAGTATGATAATATCAAATTAAAATAAATAATATGAATTATAACTCTATAATATTTCGATTGTAATTGATAATATATATATAAAAAGCAATTCATGGAAATTGCAAATCTACATCTATTAGTTCGCCTATATCAAAATTAATAGTAGCGTTTGTATTGATTCCACTAGCACTGAATTGATATGCATTATTATTATATAGACTACCATTACCCAGTCTAATATATAATGGAGTTCTTTGTTTGTATCTACTTGAAATAGTTATTATTCCTCCACTTATACTTTGTAGCAATAGTTCATTGTCCTCTTCATATATATCACGTTTACCAATAGTAAAATATTTTATGAGCGAAAAACTATTATCATTAAAAAATGTTTTACCTACAATATTACCGCCAGCATTTATAATATTTGAACTTACATCATAACGATATGATAAACCATGTGTAGGATATGACCGATAGTGTAATTGTACAAAAGTAACCTGTGAGTTAGGTAAGCTAACAAACGTTTGATTTCCATCATTCATATAATCATGTAATATTACATCAAATTGAGTCCAACTCAACGGAAATGGTATTGTTGATGATAGGTCAATCGAATTTGTAACTTCAAATACATAGTAAATAAGAGGATTATCCACAGAAAAAAATTTTATATATCCAAAATTATTATCCAATAAGTCAGAACCAATATTATTACCAGATCCATCTATATGATTAATTGATACTTGACTTATATCAAGTACTGTATTACTATTCATTTTGTATACTTTTTGATTAGCACCAGTAATCATATTTGTAGAAGAGTCATATTTATATAAATATTGTCTATATGTATCTCCATGAGTTTTTTCTGGACTAGTTTCACCTGGATTACCTTGTATACCTGTTTGACCAGTTGGACCAATAGAACCAGTCGGACCTGTCGGACCAATTATAGACCCATAAAATATGGACAACGCACTATTATCAATTAAAGTTAAATTACTAGAATCAAAATAATAACTCGCATCGAATGTAACCCAATTATAAGTGCTACTACTACTAGATGGAATTAGTGTTGGATTATAAATATCCATTTTTATAAAATTATTCATATTTGAAGCATCATATATAGTAAAATCACCAATATAATTAGTAAGAAATACAGTATAATCGATATTATTAAGATCTTCAACAGATATGCTAATTTGTGATATATTATTGTAATTGCCTGAACTTTGATTTAATCGTACAATACCGAAATCATTTAGATCAGTTGACATATTATTATTTGTTGAAAATTTATATGGATATCCAGTTACAGTTTGAGATTGTCCAGTAAGTCCTTTAGGACCTTGAATACCAGTCGGACCAGTCGGACCAGTCGGACCAACTAATCCAGTCAATCCAATCGGTCCAATCGGTCCAGTAGGTCCAGTAGGTCCAGGTAATCCGATCAGTCCTACCGGTCCGATTGGTCCAGTAGGTCCAGTAGGTCCAGTAGGTCCATTTGGACCAATAGCACCAGGACTTCCACCATTTGTATTTATAATTATTGTATTTCCATTTCCACGACTGCAGTTACCTAAAGTATTAGCAAGCATATATAATATATAAATAGTTAATATATATTAAATAAAACTTACAATTCACATGTAAATTAGTAATAGTAATTATCTTAACTGAAATTTTACATCGATTAATTCACCTTGATTAAAATTTATATTTGAATTATTATTGATTATATTTACATCATAAAGATATGATACATTATTACCACTAATATTAAATATATTCTTTGCACTCATATACAAAGGTGTTCTTTGTTTATATCTACTTGAAATAGTTATTATTCCTCCAGTAATACTTTGCAATAATGTATCATTTATATGATTATATATATCACGTTTACCAATAGTTATTCTACTACTCTTACAAACATTAGAACCATCAAAAAATATCCTCCCTACGTCATATCCATTAATGCTATTATTATTAAAAATATTTGTACTTGCATCATAACGATACGATAATCCACGTCTGGGATATGATCTATAATGTAGCTGTATATAAGTTTGTCCTATTAGAGATGATAATCTAATATTATTTGAACTTCCATCATTCATATAATCATGTAATATTACATTAAATCTACTCCAATATCGCGTTGGTACAAGTGGACTAGATGAGAAATTTCTAACGCTTATAACTTCAAATACATAATAAGTAAGTGGATTATTAAAAGAAAATATTTTGATATATCCAAAACTATTATCAGTTAATTCATTACTAATATTATTACCAAAATAATCAATATGACTAATATATATTTGATTTATATCATTAACAATCCTACTATTCATATATAGATTTCTCCAATTTACAAAATTTGATGGTATGGTAGGTGTATATCTATATATATATTGTCTATATGTATCTCCATTAGTTTCACTTATACCAGAAAAACCAGAATTCCCTTGTGATCCTTGTAATCCTAATGGTCCTGTTGGTCCGGTAGGACCCCTTTCACCTATTATTGACCCGTAAAATAAAGTTAATGAACGATTAGCAGTAAAATTTAAATTGTTAGAAAAAAAGTATAAACTAGCATCAAATACCACCCAGTTATAAGGATGTGTAGTATTAATATTAAATATAGGATTATCAATATAAAGTTTCATATAATTATTCATATTAGAAGCATCATATATTGTAATATCTCCAGCATAATTAATAAGAAATGGAGTATGATTGACATTATTAATATCATCGACAAAAATACTAATTTGTGATATATTATTATAATTACTTGAAATTTGATCAAGTCTTATAATACCAGGTGTATTAGAACCGGTTGACATATTTGTAGAAATTGTAGAAAATTCATATGGATAACTTAATGTTATATGTGTTTGACCGGTAGCTCCTTGAATACCAGTGGGTCCGGTATATCCACCAGTTGGACCTTGATTACCAATAGCTCCAGTAGGTCCAATAGGTCCAATAGGTCCAGTATATCCACCAGTAGATCCTTGAATACCCGTTGGTCCTTGATTACCAGTCGGTCCTTGATTACCAGTCGGTCCTTGATTACCAGCCGGTCCTGGATTACCACTATAACGGTTAACTAAAGTATTGGTAAACATATCTTAATATATATTAATAGTTTTATAAATCGTATATAACTTCCAATTCAAGTGTAAATGAATAATCACAATTGTTATTGTCTACTATTCTACCATATTCATCATATAATCTAACATGCAATTTTGCAATATCAGTTGGTCCAAAATATATTCTTTCGCAATATCTATTATAACCACCAAATGGCATACTAGTAATTGCCGAAGGTATTTTCGCTATAATATTATTATCTGCACCACTTTGATATTTAAACGGTGATACAATAACATTATTATGATTATTTTGGTAGTCATTTATTGCTAATAAAAAATATCTACTTCCATAAGCATCAAAAGTAGCTTCTGCTGTATAAAAATAATTACCGCTATAACTATTAGAAATATTTTCCTGATCTTTTTCTAATAAATTACAACAATTACTATTTACTTTAAAATACTTATTATTTTTTACTGTTGAATGAATTTTTTTTACATAATCACCACGGAATCCAAGTATCCATCCAAGTGTAACTTGATCTTTCGTAATACTAGACGAATGTTGCGGACATAATTGATCAGAATTGAAATTGAAATCAATATTAAAATTATTACCACAATTATCTACAAACGACATAAGTGCATTTATTCTATTAAAAACAAGTGAAATATTCAATCCAGCATTAGATAATCTGGTATTTACAGCAGTAACAATATCAGTAGCACTATACGCACCACTGGCAATATCAATAGTAATATCACCTGAACCCTGATTAATAGTAAATGAGTTAGAACCTAATTTTGAAGAAATAGTATAAACAGTATTAGGTAATTCAATATCTATTAATCTTGCGGAAACAACTTTTTTAATAGGAGATGGTAATAAAAAATCAAAATCGCTTGATATTGTTGAATTATAATTATTTCTAAATCTAGTATTTACATTAATAACTTTTTTGTAAGATTTTCTCGTTAGAGGATTAATAACACCATATTTCAAATTACTATTGAAAGTATTTAATGACGCATGATCATTATGTTTTGTTACGAAATTATTATTTGACTCAACGACAATATTATCATTCATTTTTGGTAATAATTTATTTTCTTTTTTTGAATAATTAATATCGTAATCATTATATAAATGTTTTGTTAACTTTAAACAGCCTTTACTATAAAATTCAATTAATTCTTCTTTACTTTCAGGTAAATTAGTTTCATCTTCGATTTTAATCAAATCAATCTTATTATATAATTTATTGTGTAAATCATTAATAGAAACATTATTTTCAGGTTTAATATTTAATAAATCAAATAATTCATTTATAGAGTAACTGTCAATATTCAAATCCATAATATATTATAATAAATATATATATTTATTCATTTACTTATTACTTATGAATTATTAATTATTAATTACATTAATAAAATTAGAATTATGAGCTAATTTTTCAATACTATCACAATCTAAATAACAACAAGTAGTTCTCAAATTTTCCAAAATATTATTTATAGTGTTTTGTATTAAACCTTTTCTTTTTACTACATATTCATTATTATCAAGGTGTATATTTTTTGAATTTAATAATGTAGAAAAAGATATAAAATACTCAATACCATTAATATTTATTAATTTTCCACCATTTTCATCATGTCCATCTAGCATATTATCTAACATAACAAAATCGGAACCAGCAGCAAAAGCTTTACCAATATCACCGCAATTTTTTATGTCATAATCACACATAACATAACCATCACTAGATTTCGCTGCCTCTGCACATTCCATAATACATGTTAATTCTGGATAACCTACGCCAGATTTGTTAGCTATATTTGATATATTATTTGAACCCATACCAATTTTAACAATATCAACTCCACAATTATTAATCAATCGATGTACTTCATTCGGTGTAAAAATATTTCCTGCACATACCGTAATATCAGGATATGTATTTTTAAACTCTAAAATACTATCTTGAAAATCTTTAAAATAACCATTCTCATGATCAAAACAAACAAAATTAGGTTTATTAATACCAATATCTGTAAGTAATTTCAAATAATCAGAACTACAAGAATACATAGATCTATCATGATTCAAATTTCCAGGATAATGTTCTATACTTTCATTAAAAATTGTCATCATATCATTTTTCAATAATGACTCATAAACTCTTGCATTACCTGTGCTCAATGAATTAGATGAAACAATTGGTATACCTTGCCATGATCTTCCTGAATTTTTGAAATTAAAATTTCGATTTAAATTAATATTTTTAAGTGTTTTAATAGTTGTTCTTTTTGGCATAATATAAACATCGGAAAAATTATATCCTTTTTTCATCTTTAAAATAATATATAAATATTTTCATATATTATTTTATGTTAATATTTATTTACATATCGACATTGTCATAACTATAACAGCAATAATACCAAATACAAGACCACTATGAAACTTATATTGCATAAGTCGATAAATTCTTAACCACTGCTTTTTTTGTTCTTCATTTTGTAAATGTAATACCATATATGTTGATTTAGGTGATAATATGTAATACAAATAATTAGTCACAAACGCAATTGATCCAATTAAGCAAATAAGAGGTATATTAGATAAATTATTTTTCATTAACATATTAATAACAATAACAATTATTGAAATAATAATACCTAATACATAGCCTTGCATTGAAATATTTTTTCTCTCATTAACTAAATTCTCATATAATTCAATTTGTTTATCATTCAATGTTTTATAAAATTGATGTTTATCTTTTTCATTTATACCAGTTAACGAAGTGTACAAATTGGCAATCAAAAATATAATTGCTACAAAACAAGTTTTACCACAGAACATTTTTCTTATATTATAAAAATATTTTATTATACTTCAATTAATGATATACGTGGATTTACTTTATTATAAACTCTAAGACATAATTTTAGTTCTTTCTCATTTACAATACAAATATTTTCATCTTTTAATTCATTTATAATATTTTCTGGATTATCTTTCTCTACGTTATAATTAAATAACAATATTTTATTACTAATTATAGAAAAAATATCTATTAGTATTATTTCTAATCTGTTTACTATATTTGTTTTATTAATTAATACAATTTTTGTAAACTTATATAATTTCATTTATCATTTATAAATTTCTTTGATTCTTCTTTGATAATAATCTAAAATATTATTATTTTCACTAATAAATATAAAAATTGATATAAATTTATGAAATATTATTAATTTACATAAAATACTTCCAAATGTCTTATACAAAAATTCTACATAAATCATCGAATGAATATAAGATACTAAAAAACCAAGCATATAATGATAGTAAACAATTGTTTGAAAATAGAAAAAACACACAATGGAGTAAAAATAAATTGACAAATAATGAAAAATTATATTTGTATCAATGTAATAAAGGTTGTTGTTCAAACGTACAATGTGGTGGTAAATTAGATAATGAATTTACAGTTGAACATATTAAACCTAAATGTAGGCATCCAAATGAAATGTGGGATTTGAAAAATTTAACTATATTGTGTAGAAGTTGTAATAGTAGAAAAAAAGATAGACATGTATATGAAGTAAATAACTTTAATTATAAACTTCATTCAATGGTAGATAACAAAAATATCAAAAATTGGATCAATAATGGAACATGTAAAAAAAGATAGAATTATTACTATGAATTAAGAACCATAATAAAGAAACTAATACAATTATATTAGTTCTATATTATTAATTAAAATTCTATTATTTTTATTTATTATAATGAGTTATTTAATAAACTGTACTTTTCAAAATCACAAAGGAAAATTAAATATAAATAATAATAATGTTATTTTTTACAAAATACTATTCAAAAATATTTTAGAAGCAATAAAATTATTAAAATATGTAAAATGTGAAGAATTTTCAGAATATAGACCATGGTACTACAAACAAAATGTAGGATTAGAAAATATAAATAATGATAATATTTACTTACAAAATAATATTGCTTTCATAGATAGTCATCATGCAGAACAATTTATAGATAATAATAAATAATTGAAATAATATATTTACATACTAAGTTTTTTTTCTAATTCACTTATTCGATATTCCAAATATAAAATTTTATCTTTTTTATAATCTTCTTGCTTCCCAAATAACATATTATACATAAGTTTACTTGTTCCAGATACAACCCACCAAGAAGATTGTAATACAATTTCTCCTATCAAAAATAATACCATAAAAATCTATTAATATATTAATAATATATTAATATATTAATATATATGACTTCTGAAAAAAAATATTTTTCTTTAGAAACAGGAATATTAGGAGCGAAATCAGACGCACATCATGATTTTGGCAAAATATATAATGAAAAATATGTAAATTTAGAATTGCCATCTCATGATACATCATTAAAATATATGTCTGAAGATCAATTTATGAGAAAATATATTGTTAATAATATTAATGATATTAAAGTTGAGAAAACTAGTCAATTAAATACATTCTTAAAAATTGATAGTAATGTTTTAAATGATAAAATTAAAGATGAATATACAATTGTTAAATATAGAAATAATAAATCTAAAGAAGACGAAGAAGCAAAAGAAACAAAAGAAACAAATAAAACAAATAAAACTTCCAAATTACAGGAAGTTATGGATGGTTATGGTATTATAGATGATATATTTATAATTTGTGATGTTGCTTATTCTTGGATCAAAAAAGATTTAACAAATGTAAATAAAAACAAAGATCAAATTTTTTGGTGGACACAAACAATTCAAACTGGTTTTGATCCTGCTGGAAAAACTGCATGGCATACAGGTAAAGATATTGGATTCAAAGAACCTTGGACTCCTGGTGGATTTAGATTTTGTTGGCAATCAGTTACAACAAGTGATAAACCTAATAAAATATATACTCCATGGCCTGAAAATGAGCTATTAATTGGATCACAAGAAGAAAGTTCTATGTTATGTTTGAATAAACAATTATTAATGACTACTAAAGCTGATTCAAAGAATTTGTGGAATTATCAAAAACATGATTCTTATTTACTCATTTACGATGTAAATAATAGCAAATATGTTTACGCATCGAAGGAAATGGCTGCTAAAAATTACAAAATGTCCAAGGGTATATTTGCATCTTATAAAAATTTTGCTTCGAAATTAGTAGAAACATGTAAAAATATTTTGAATAATGATTATTCTACACTGAAATTAGATAGTTACACATTACAATATCAAATGCTTGCCAAACGTTGTGGTGATATGCCTCAAGCATTAGCATGTTTGAATAACAATACACGTTATCAGACTCTTATTGACCCATCTCAACCTCCCAGTCAAACTAATGTAGGTATTCCTCCTAACTTTGGTAATAAAAGAAAAGTATTACTAGATGGAGTAGGTGGTATTTTTGAGAGTAATGGTAATAATATGTTTGTATCTTATGATAGAATCGCTGTAGCGCAAGCAATCAATTACAGGGTTCCACTAGTATTTTATGATCAACCATTTGGATTTGTATTGTTTATTAATAATAAATTATTAAGTCCAATTAAAAAATTAGATAACTTACTTGTTGCAACTTCTGTAGATGATTCAGAGAAAATTTCTTTTACTGATAAGAAAGAGTCAGATAAAAAAATTTATTTCAAATATGGAACAACAAAAGAATTAAATAACTTACTTATAGAAACAAAGATTAAAGAAGTGGAAAATAGTTTGCGTGGTTTAAAACAAAACAACAATATTAATGATATTAAAAATACAATTCAAAATGAATTATTGAACTTATCTATTACTAATGACAATGAATTACGTGTATTTTTGAAAGCTTACTTCACCAACTTAGTTAAAATGGATTTATTAAATAATACATATCAAGAAATTATTAATATTAATGCTACAATTAATGATATTAACAATGAATTTAAAAATTTATATAAAGATGCATCTATAGAAGGAACGTTAATTAATAATAATGATGAGATTAACACGCAATATTTAATCAATATAATACGAGCTATTTTTGAAAAATATACATCTGATAGTCCCGATAGTAAACTCAATATAAATGAAAAAGATGATATAGAAGAAAAGAATGAACTATGGGAAGCTGCGCGAATTTTATTAAATATGAAAACCACACAACAAGGTGGTGAAAAAGTAATCGATGAATTAAAAATATCCGATTTTGCTAGCGATTTATCTACAATAACTGGTTTTGTATTAAAAACATTTGATAGATTGAATAACTTATATAAGGAATATGAAAAATTAAATAAAATAAAAGATGATAACACTATTTCCAAAGGTATAAATGATAATATTGACTCTATTAAACCTTCTGAATTCAAGGAGTTAAGATTAAGTAGACGTGATCCTGAATCACAAATATATAGTTTAACTGAACAAATTATTCAATATGAAAAAGTAATAAATCCTATTTGGAAAAGTATTAGCAAACTAAATAATAATATACTTGATGTATCTAGTAATTTTTCTAATAAATTAACAACATATATCACTCAATTACTTAATTCTTCTGAAATTCAACAATATATTATATATAAAATCGTAGTTGAAAAAGCTAATGAAGATTTAAATAAACTATTTTATCAAAATAATCAAGTAGGTGGTGAAGACAGAAAAAGAAAAAGAGATGTATCTGATGCTTTTGACATGTTTGAAGAAATGGATATTGAAATAGATAATAATAATATTGATAATTTAATAGAATTTGTTAAAACAACAAATAATAACCCTAATAATATTTACAACTTAATTAACTTTGATACTTTATTGAAAAATATATTCAATATATTGACCTTCTATTATGTAGACAATATAATACATGATAAGTCAATAGTGATG